GTTTTCAAAAAACAAAAGGACGCCTGTGAAAGCGTCCTTTTGAAATATATATCTAAAGGTCTAGATTAGTCCCATGAACCTTCATCAAGAACGAAGTCATTGAAGTTGATTACCTGGCGAACTGTTTCTGGACCGTCTTCACCATTTGGAGTGAAGTTTTTCTGATAGAGTTTAACATAGTTTGTATATGTCTGACCTCTTTCACGGGCCTGTGTAACAATTTCAGGAATATCAGTATGTTCAGCAGCATCAGTAACTTCATCAGCTTTTACGCCAAGAACTTCTGTTTTGCTTGAGAATGCATTGTCATGAGCACAAATAAGCGTATCTTCTGTGAATTTGTTGATACCAATTTCAATTGTGTTCTCTTCTTCATTTTTTTCACCAATTTCTACTGTGAAACCTGTATCACGGAAATCTTTTGCGATTGGGTCGTGGAACAAGTATTCAAGAGCCATAATTGGCTGAAGTGCATATGTCTGTCCATTGTAGCTTGTAATTACATGAACGTCTGTACCAGCACCAAGTGTTGGATGCTCTTCTGCTTCAGTTTCTTCTGTTGAAACTTCACCTTCATAGTTGATAACAACATACAACCATGTATCACCATTGTGGCTATTTCCAGACTCAGGATCAGTAGACTCATCATGTTTTACGATAAACTGAACACCAGCTTCAAGTGTTTTCTTTTCGCTCTGCGCCATTTCTTCAGCTTTTGCAACCATAGCTGCATAGCTATCAACAGAAACAATAGCTTTCTGCTCAAGTGAGTTCTTCAATTTCTGAATGTATTCAGGATGAACTGCATAAAATGAAAGTGCACCAACTGAAGGTTTAGTAAATTGGTGAGTTTTTGGGTTTACTGTGTAAGCGCCAATTGTTACTTTCTCACCCATTTCATTACCAACATCATCAAAGATTTTTGTTGTTCTTGAAGTGAGGTTTTCAAGCAAACCATTGATTGGCTTAGCAGACTCAGAATAAACTGTTTCACCATTTTCAACAACGTTTCCATCAGCATCACAAGGAAGGCAGTAATTTACAAACTCTTCCTTTAAGTAAGCTGCAGTAACGTCACGGATGATACCTTTGTCATTGATATACAAAGTTTTGCCTTCGTGTTTACCATAGACATTGTCACGAGTGTCGTAACCGAACTGGAACACTTCAAGGTCGTCAGCTGTTGGTTTTGTATTACCATGTCTTTGAATTACTGTCATTTGTTAAAATCTCCTTGCTTTATAATATAGTTATTGTCAAGCTTAATAACTTTACCATTCGAAACCTTCTCATCTTTTTCAACGAGAACACCATTTTCACCACGAAGTTGAGTAGTGTTTTTAACCACTATATCACGAACGTAGTCATCTTGTAAACTAATCGTAGTGGCGCCATTACTTTTATTTTTATTGACATTGATACCATTTCCAGCTTTGATTTCATCTGGAATAAAACTAGTATCAAGCAATTTTTTATCTTTATCAAAATGAGTTTGAAGATGTCTGTCATTTGTAGTCTTAACAATCAATTCACCGTCATCATATAAAGATACACCATTTGAGCCATCTGGATTTCTGATGACTTTTAACTTGCTTCCGTCATTTTTAGCATTTTTAGCTGCATCGATGTCGCTGTTGTCAAATGGCAAAAGTTTATTATCGCCTACAATCTTGTATTCAGGGACAATCATGTTATTCATAACTAAATTAGTTTGAAAGTTTTTCTAAGTCATCTGTATAAATTATTGAAATGACTGTTTCATGGAATGTGCATAGAGCGATGCCATTATCGAGAAGTTTCTTTACTGTGACAATTTTATTTTTTAATGAACAAGGACAAACAATATAAGGTGAGGATTTTCGATAGTCTTCATAAATAAAATAAGACTTTTTAGAAATTTTTGGTTTAATTTTAGCTTTATCGCCAATTGAAAACGGCATAGATATTTAGTCTATGCCATCATATTTTAGAAGATTTCATCATATGTGTCTTCATCATCTTCAATTTGTTTTGGGTCAATCTCGATGATGATGTCTGAAAGAGGACCATGAAGTTTTGCATTTGAAATCATGTGCTCTTTCAAAGAGTAGCTGATATTGAGTTTTCTGTTCAACTCATCAAAGAATACATCTTCATCGTTGTGCTCAAGAAACTTGAGCCAAGTTGTGAAAACTGTATTGTATTCTTGCTCAAACTTGAAATTTGAAATCGCTGAACCGAGAAACTCAAGCTTACCGTCGATAACTTTACAGATTACTGTTATTTTCTTTCCACTGTTGTCACCAGCATAGTCACCCTGAACATAAGAGATAATTGAGCTTTCAGATAAGTTCAAAGAAAATGCGTTGTCAACAATTGCATCAAGTTCACTTGAAAGGTGTGTGAAGATGAACGAGAGCATATAACGGTCATGTAATCCGAATGTTTTCATGAAAGTCTCAACAGCTTCGTCATTCTTTTCATAAATTGCATTCTTCAAGTCAATTCCGATGCTGAATGGAACATGAAAACCGTTTAATGTGAAAGCTCGAGATGAGCATGAATATTCAAGAATATTGTCTCCATTTTTGATTGAGAAGTCTTTCAAAAATGGAAAGTTTTCATTAAACCCATCATTTTCGATGAAGCTAAACTCAGTTGTGCCAAGCGGGAACATGATGAGCTTTCCTTCATCATTTATGATTGTTGCACCAGTTGTTGACTTAATGTATCTCATCTTCTTTATTCTCCATCAGTTGCTTTATCAACAAGCTTAATATACCGAATTGTTTTTGCAAGTTTATTTTCATAGTAAAATGCACCTGCAAAGTCGCACAAATAGTTTCCAATCATCTCATATTTTTTAATGACGTCTTTGAACTCAGGTTTATCCTGAAGCTCAACACGTGGAATATTTTCAATGCTTGGAAGTGACTTCATCAATCGAGCATTGTCGATGATTTTCTTGATGTATTGTACAAGAATATGATTTTCACCAAGTTCTTTCACAGCATTTGCGATGTTTTCTTTACCTTTAGCTGAAAGAAGGTCATTGATTGTGTAAGAACTAACATCTGTATAATTTTCCAAGCTTCCAAGTTTCTTGTTGTAAGCTTCATCATATTTATGAGCAATTTCACTTACAAGAGAGTCTACGTCTGGGAACTTCTTTTTGTTGTTGTCCCAAACACACTGACAAGTTTTAACAAACACGTAGTTAAACTCTTCACCAAGGAACTCAGCAGCTTTCTTGGCATCACTGAAGCGTTTTGAACCCCAAGTATCTTTTGCGTTTCCGATGTACCAAACAACTTTTTTGCCAGGATTTTTGTTCAAGATTTCATTAAGTGTGCATTTGAAATTGTTTACATTGTAGAAGTATTCATAGTTGAAAATACCACCCTTAACACCACGTTCTTTGTTTTCTTTTTTCTCAGCAGCAGCTGCAGCTTTAATTTTTGCGACCTCTTCATCAAGATTGATGACATTTTTCTTGATGCCAAAATTTTCAAGAACGTCTTCATAAAACTCACCAACATATGTTGGGTATAAATCATTCATCAAGATTTTTCTGTCTACAAGTTTGTGGATGCGACCATCTGAAGTTTCATATCGACCACCATCAACTGTAACATAGCGGAAGTTTCCACCATTCTTAGACATAAGTGATTTAATAAACTCACGGTCAACTGTTACATCTTCGATAATTGATGTTTCTGTATTTACGTGCTGAATTACGCCTGACTTTGCAAATTTTTTTGCAGCTGACTCATAGAACTTGTTTATTGAATCTCTAAGCATCTTGTACCTCGCTATTTACAAATATAATATATGAAAAGTCCAGTACAAGTTCAAAAAAAATGTAAAAAAATGCCGCTCAAAAAAGCGGCATTTATTTCATTAGAAGATTGGATTTCCACCAAAGAATGGAAGGTCACAGTCTTGATACTGGAATGTTACAGCAAATTTGTTAGCTTCAGCTGCATCTGTTGAGAACTCAACTCCACCAACCTTAGAAACCCAAACGTGGTAGAAGTTCCATTCAGCAACAGGATTAGTGCTTTTAAATGCATTACTCTGTTTAGCTTTAGAAGGTGTCTGACCAGTTGATGACAAAATTTGTTTTCCAGTTCCAGTAGCCTGTCCAGTAGGCTCAACAAGCTGTGTTGAAGTATACTCACCAGCAATTGTACGAACTGAAACAGTACCGAAATAGTTGATAGCATTTGAAACACCACCTGTTACAGGGTCTGCAACAGCCATCATCCACAATGAGAAGCGTTGTCTCAACATGAAAGCCGCATCTTCACGGAATGTTAACTCAAATGAGCGCTCACCTTCAAGTTTACCGCCTGGACGCTTTACAGAAATTCCATGATATGAAATATCATATGTTGCGAGTGAAACTTCAGGAACTGTAAAACCATCACAACGAACTGTTACAGGGTAACCAAACAACTCATCAGACTCAACACCATTATTTCCCATTTGGTCAGGAAATCTAATAGAAACATCAAACATCTGTTTGAGCAAATCTGCGCCTGAGTTTACCAAACCAGCAAGTGTTGGTGAATGTGTTGCACCACCACTACCAGAGTTCTGATTATACATAAGCTTATTTTCTCCTTATATATAATTAGAATTTTTATGATGCTGTTTTCAAAATTTGAAAAATAGACTAACTAAAAATACGATGTGTAAAGATGAAATCGTTCTTTGGAATAAAATTATAAACGAAGATAAAAATTTCTATATTTTATTAGAGCACTCTTTTGTAGTTTTAGACTCGATACAGCATTTACCTATAGACTATTCTCATTATGAAAACTTCTTGTATAAAGGCATCTCATTAAAAGTTCCAATTGAAGTTTATTATAAGTTGTGTGTTTCTCGTTTCAAACAAACATCAGTAGAAGATGAAAAGTATTATTTTGCAAATTGTGCTATTCGTGCGTATAACAAAACAAAGTTTAAGAAATTGCGTGAAAAATACAATATCGAAGAGTTTGAAAAATATAAGGTAAAGAATTATCGCGCAAAATATGAGACATTGTATGGCGAAGAGAATAGTAAAATAATGAAAGATAATTTAAAAAATAAAATGTCCTCACTTAAAGAGGACATCATCAAAAAACGAAATGCTTCTATTCAACAGGCCATGCTCGATTGTTGGCATCGTCGAAAGACCAATTAGGATTATCTGTATTGTATTTTTCCATATATTCCAAAATTTCAACAAGAGCTTTTACACCCGCACGCCAGTCTTTCATAGCGAAAAAGAAGTGAACAGTATCATGTGATTTTTTGTTTAACATTCTAAAGCGCTTCTCATCAAGATTTTCATAATTTTCTTCACGCATATCCATATGGTGACAGTTTGCGCCTTTAGTAAGTTTACTTCCAGTGATTGGGTCTTTTTTCTGTTTATCAATCAAAAATCTACGCCAAAACTTCCATCGTGGTGTTTTACGAAAATCGCCTTTGTGCTGAGCAGCTTCAGTTACATGTTTTTCTTCTTTTACTTTTGGTTTACGTACATAAACTTTCTTAGTCTTCGCCATAATATATAATTAGGACATTACATAATAAGGCAAACATAATCATTTTTCTGGAGCTGTAAAGCAATTTCCATAATTTCTGCAATTCTTTGTTTTTGCTGCTTAGATTTAGAAAAATAAAATGTTGTTTTTGTTTTGTCATATTTTTCAACAAACTCAAAAATGTCTTTAACATCGTCTAAGCATACAAAATATGTCGGCACATCGATGACAGTCCAAATGCTGTAAACTAATTCATTTATTTTTTTAGCATACAATTTTGCGGCGTCACACTGAGCAACCTTAAACTTTTCATTCAAAACTTGGCATGAAACATAACATTGTCCAGCTGCAGGGCAATCTAAGCATCCAGCAATTTTTGTCATTTCTTTTTTTCCAGTATGGCACACAACTTTTGAGCCATCTGTCGTTGTTGCAAGAAAGTCACTCTCATGTGTACTGCATGGATATTTGCTTTTAGAACGACCTAGTAAACGTGCTAATGTATAGTAAAAAATAATAGAAGACTTTAGACTTCTATTGCAATCGTCAATCATGTCTGAAAAGAATTTTATTAGATTTTCTGCGTGCTCAGTTGTTGTGAAAGCAAATGGCATATTGAAGTCATCCGTTCCACG